AGATGTCCAGTAGCTTTTGAGTTATAAAAATTAGAATGTATAACAGTAATTATATGTATGTTATAATCTAATGTCCATTTCATTAAGTAGTGTATTACTTTATTCGATTTTTCTATATCATTTATATCATTTAATAAATCAGCAACACCATCAATTATAACTAAACCAACGTTCTCAGATTTAGATATATGCCAATCAATAAACTCTAATCTTTCATTAGGCAAGAATTGTCTAAGTGCATATGTTTCATACCCTGTGCAATCCTTACACATCTTATGCACTCTATTAAATGTTCTTTGTGCGTGGTATCTACTTTGTTCAGTATCATAATGTAATACTTTTTTTGTACCCCTAAATCCTTTTATATCTTTTATATATGTTTCGTGTGAACCCATATAAGCTGACGCTAATAAACTAACTAAAAATGTTTTTTTACTCTTTGGTCCTGCGCTTATAAAACTAAAGTTGCCATATGTACCTAATGGTATAGGTTCTTTGTTAAATGCTAATCCTTTAGATATTGCTATTGGTGGTTCTTTTATTTCTTCATTAGAATCTACATAACTTTCTTTTAGTATCTTCTCAAACTTCTCTTCAAAATTTATACTATAATTCATTAATTAGGTCGTTTATTATGAGGGTTATTTTCTTTTTAACTTCATTGACAAATTCATCTATATCAAAATCATTATTAATATTATTAATAACCATATACTCATATAGATTAATTCTTAGTTTTTCAAAATGCTCTTTCTTACTTATTTGTATTACACTTCTAAAGTTATTTAAAATGTATGTATTAAAAAAATGTAGAAGCATTGGTTTGTCATTATATAGTTCTTGCTTGTCAAATTTCTCAGTAATGTACCATACTAGAAATCTTTCTAATAACATATTCTTTACCTTAAGTTTATTAATATCTTCAACAAGATCGTCTAGTAAATCAATCGATTCTTGATCTGAAATGTTATTATATAATTTTATTATCTTCTTATCCATAAAAAAAAGGGAGAGCATACACTCCCCCTTAACTACCAATTATTATGAAAAACTACTAATTAAAAAGGCAAGTCGTCACTATCATCAGAAACTACTTGCTTTGCTGTTTCCTTAGAATCTTTTGTTGCTACGCTAACTTTACCATCAGTCCAAAATACTTTACCATTACCTATATACTTCTTAGGTGCTTTAGCGTTTCTTTCTTCTTCCGATTGTTCTTCGTACATTGATATATTTTGACCATACTCATTAGTAAAGTCGCTAATAGAAACGGTGTAATTTTTATAATTACCATCTCTACCTTTTATTCCAATTGTTCCTAATACACTCATATTATATTTATTTAGTTATTACTTTACGATTATCAATTGCTTTTTGCAATTTCTTTTCTACTACTTTAGACATTCTATATTTAGTCTTAATAACATCTAACGAACCACCCTCTTTTAAATAAGTAATGGCTTTGTCAAACTTTTCACTTTTATCTTCAAGTATTTCTCTTGCACCGTGTGTGTTCGTTGCGTCAGAATCTTGAGTATCATCTATTAAAAATAAATTACCTAAAGCATACTTCTTTGCATAAGAAGAAGCACTCCCTGTTCTTTGTGGATCAGCTTGACCTTTCATATTGAAATCAATCACAGCTTGTGCTTTGCTTTCTATTTGCATATCTACTGAATCACAATCAATTAATTTTGCTGTTGATTCAACGTATAAACGTCCACCCTTATCCTTAATTGTATCACTAAGTTTAAGAGATAGTTTATATTTCATAGTAAGTGGTTTGATACCCTCAAGAATATCTTCCGCACTTCTATAATAATAATCACCAAACTTATTGTGTCTTTTTTTAGGCACGTTAAGTTCGTTTTGAATTGCTAATAATTTTTCTGAAATATTCATTTAATTTAATTTAGTTATACAAATGTATAAAAAATAATTAACATTTTATATATAGTTATTAATTATCCAAATACCAGGTTTCTTCAGATCATCATTATCTACGTGTATATGGTCTTTGCCAATACCAAATCTTCTAAAACCAACCATAGATAAACCCTCTATTATTAGTAATCTTTTTCTAGTGTCAGTACATCTTATATCACAAGCACGTCCAATTAAATGACTAGATGTAGATAATCCACCTTTACGTATATTTTCTTTTGGACTTCTATAACCACTTAGTATTTTAAATTTAACTCCTGCTATATCTCTAGCTTCGTCTAAACAATGTAGAAACTCTCTATCCATATATCCATAACCACTCCCTGGCATATCAGGAGAATCAAATTCATCATATGTAAAATATCTAAACTCCATTAAACATATTTAATTGTGTTGTTGTATTATGACTAGCATCATATCTCTTGTTGTCTCCCTTTGGGTATGGTTGTACTTCATAACCTAATGAATTAATCATTCTCTTCTTTAACCTTTTTTTTGCTAGTATCATTATATATCTATGCTTTTGTGATCTAGGTATTCTTTCAAACCTCTCAGGGTGTGCATACATATACTCTGTGCTAAAACTATCACCTAGAGTTCTACTATGTTTATTAGTTCCTTTCTCTTTCCAATCATAGTTCTTTTTTGTTAGACCAGTGTATATCCAATTAGTTGCTTGATAAATATATCCACTATGATTTTGGTCTGTATCAGCATATGAAACAATTATAGATGGTTGAGGTAATTTATAAAAAGTGTGTGCTACAAAATACGACAAAGTATTCTTTGGTAAATTTTCATTGACTACTAACCTATTTAATTCTAATACATTATTTCTCCATTTCTTACCACAAACATTATCACATAATTCCTTTGATATAGGATTGCCATATGTACAAACTCCAATCAGCTTGTCATCATCATATAAACCAAAAGAATATCTAATACTAGGTATACGTTTTGCATAATGCTTATATTTTAACCATTCCTTTGTTTGTTCTTTATGAATTGATCTGATTATATATTTTTCTATTTGTGACATTTTTATATATTTGCAAATGCGTAGTCGTAAATCTACGAAAAAAGTTACAAACTTCAATAGAGATATTGTTGGTTCAGGTAAATTATGAATTTTGTTTTTCTCTAGGGGAACTTTTTCTTTTCTTTCTTTTACCCTTTTCTTTCTTTTCTTTTACTTTAATAACTTACGTATAATATCTTTATAATACATAAATTCATTAAGTGCTAATAATCTAGCACTAACACTTTCATAATCTTCTATTTCTTTTTCATATTCAATTGTAGCTTTTACATTATTTATATCAATGCCATTAATAAAATCATTCCACAATTGACAATAAATTTCAAATTGTCTATGATTCATCTTTTTTTACCTTGACCTATATATTTTTTTTTGTAACCAGGTTGACCTTTAGATGCGTTTTTAGAATGAACTCCAGGTCTTTTCTTTTTTTTTGGTGGTATATATATAGTTACTTTAGGTCGTCTAGGCATTACTTACTTATTGATCTGAACTTTTCTGCACCTCTTGAACCAAAGTATGCTACATAGACTGTGATTAATAATGATTTTAATAAATCAATCCAACCAGTATCGACACTAAACTCTAAACCACTAGAATCAACAAAGATTAACAATACCATAGATATAGTTAAGAATATTAATGCCATAGGTCTAGTATTTTTACTTAACCAAGAATCTGATTGCATATCACTAGACCACCTTTTTGATACTTCTTGCATCTCAATAGTATCTTGATTTAATAATGCTAATGCTTTTTCTTTATCTTCAGGTGGTAAAGTTTCGTCTTTACTAATTAAGTTTTTTACAACACCAAACACTCCATTGTCTGGTAATACATCACCTAATGAATCTATTATAGAAGATCCAGCACCACTTAAAAACTTACCTACTTTAGTGTCTTTTAGTTTTTTCTTACTCATATTACCATATATTTACTTTTACCATTTTCTTTATATGCTTTAAGACATCTATTTCTATTTTCATCTTTACTTACATAAGAAATATGAACCCAATTAGGATTATTGTCATCTCCAAACTCCCAAATCATTTGGTCAAAATCTAAATTTTCCCTAATATATTTAAACATTTGTGCATTAGTTTTATGTCCAAAAGTATCATCTATATCTATTGCTCTACCTTGACAATGTTGAGATTTTGTACTACCACCTATTGCTTTATTTAATTCGTCAGATCTAAAGAAAGAATTTATTTTGATAGCACCACCTACCCAATCTCTTAAAGGTTCAAATATATTTTGTGCTACTCCACACATATTTGTTAATTGATATGCACTTGGTGTGTTATCAATGTTTAATCGTAAAGCAGTATTAGAACGAGTAGCTTCTTCAAAACTAATATGTTTACTTATACGATCCATTATTACATTTTAATTTTCTTCAACCAAGCGTTCCACTTAGCTGATACGTAATGGTTAAACGTTTCAAATTGATTTGCTAACCATCTTAGTATTCTTACCATAATTTATTTTTTTTCTAAAAGTTGTATTATTTTAATAATTGTATAAACCAACGTTGCAATTATTAAGAGTGATTGTAGTGCTTCGTTTATTTGTGATATTGTTATTACGTAAACAGCAACTCCTAATAGTGTTGGTTCAAATCCTTGCATTATTTCTTATATTTATTTATGATAGCTTGTATACTATCTAATGAAACACTTATTTTCATAGTTAAACCAGCTTCAAATCTAGCAACAGGTTTATTGTTATTATATACAACAATTGTAGGAACTGATTTAATTGATCTTTTTATATTATCACTTTGTTCTTCTACAAAAGCATATTGAACTTTAGTGTTTTTTAATTTTTCTAATCTATTGTAACTATTGTTTTCATTCCATTTATAGTTAAAATGTACTGTAGTTACATCTTGACCATAACTAAAACAACTTAACAATAAAGCTAATATTAATATTCTCATTAGTTCTTAGTTATAATTTCAAATAATTTTTCATCAATATCTTCTAACTTCTCACCATTCTCTTGCACCTTTTCTTGTGTATTGATTATTGTTTCTCTAATGAGTTGATCTTTCAGATCATACTCTGTTCTTGACACCTCTGGTTCAGGTAGTGACTTAGCTTCTTCGATGTCAGCTTGTAGCGAATACCACATACCGACTACTGTTACTACCACAGCACCTAACGTAATTAAATTCTCAACACTTATGTTGAATTTCTTTTTCTTTATTTCTTCTAAATCTAAATCTGCCATTTTTTTACCATTTTCCTGCTGGACAATATGAAGCTATGTCAAGTGCTTTTGCTGCTATAACACAACCACACCCTCTAACTACATTGCCAGTTTTTAAGTTAATTGTTCTTTTTGTTGGATCACATATACCTACATTTCTCATAGTACAATCATTGCAAATATTTAATCTTTGTGTAGCCATACTTTTAGTTTGTTTGTCTAATAAGCCAAACTTATCTTTAATTAAATTACCCCAACCATTTATTATATTATTTATCATATTAAGGTCTATAAACTGTAAATGTATAACTTGCTGAAACTGCTACACCACAACCACTACTTGTTGGACAACCTGATGTATGGAATCCCTCTGATCCATTATAACTAGGTGAATAAGGTGATGCACTATAACTATAAGCTGAACTTCCATAATACGGTAAAAATGTTTTATTTGTTCGAAATCCTTGTATATTATTATCTCCACAACAAGCGTTGCTTACACCTTGACCTGAAATACTAGAAGTTGACCTTGAATCTGCGTGGTCAGCAGCAGCACTTCCTTTTCTATAATCAGGCAAAAATCCTACAGCATAATTTGTATAACTTTTACAAAAGTTAGATGGATTACTACCACTTGTACCTGCACTAAAAGACCTATTTATACAACTATTGTCAGTTTGCCAACCTAATTGATTATGTAAATATTGTCCATATGCAGCTAAACTTTCAGATGATACTGCCCAGTTACCAGCTTCCATACCAGCATAAACATTATTATTTGTACTATAACCTGTATATGAAGTTAAAGCACTTGTAGAACTTGACACTGTTGAACCTCTTGATTCACCTGCTGCATTCAAAGCATAAGCTGTCGCATAATAAGTTGTTGATGCTGATAAACCACTCATTGTTCTATTGTATGAACCAGTTCCACTACCTGATGTATATTTTGGGTTACTTGCATAATTAGAACTTGTACCAAAATAAAATCCTCTTTCAGTCACAGTAGCACCACCATCAGATGTAACATCACCATTTGCTCTTATACTATTGTATGATATATTACTATTTGAATTTGTTGTAACGCTAGGTGCTGAAGCATTTGATGTTGCTTGAGTAATAGTAGAACCTCTACCCTCTCCTATTGAGTTAGTTGCGTATGCTGTAATGTAATATGTTGTATTAAAAACTAAACCACTTTTTGCTAACGAAAAAGTTCCTGTTCCAGTTCCACCAACACTTGTTTTTGTGTTATTAGCGTAATTAGAATCAGTACCAACATAAAAACCTCTATCAGTTATACTAGCACCATTGTCAGCAGTCGCATTTCCATTTGCTGTAAATCCACCAGCCGATACACTAGTAGCTGCGTCAGTAGTAACGCTTGGTGCAGAAACGCTAGAATAACCATAAAACTCACTCATAGTGTCAGGTTCCGTAAAACCAGCACTATTTGACAACGTTCCTAATGAAACGTCTGTCCCAGTTGCACTTCCATCAACTTCTAATGCTATATCTCCTCGTAATTGTAAAGGTCCAGAACTTGGTACTGCCATAATTATTTATTTTAAATTAAACACTTTCCATTGTTTCAAATGGTTCTGCTATTTTTAATTGATTATATGCAAAATCGACAATATTTTGTGAGTTAAATTCTTCACTCTCTATATCTATATCAACCATAGGTGTCCAATCAGTAAGATATAGTGGTGTGTCTAAATTGTCTTTTGATTCTTTAGATTCAAACACTTTATACATAATACTCAAATACCAAATTTTATCATCTTTTGAATAATTATGTTGTGTAAAACCACAAGATTGAATCACAACATAAACATCTTGGAAAGACCTTTCTTCGTCTAAATATCTTTCCATTTTTGGTTGTTCTAATTGTATTGTAGTACCTCTACTTTCATAATGTGGGTGTTCCTCATCTATTTGTTCAGGTATATCAACGTCAACCATTTCAGTACCATTTTGTCTATATAACCAAAAATTTATATCTCCTTGTAATGCCATAATTAATCTTTTTTACAATTTTCACATTTGTCTAATCTATCAGACAATTCTTTTACTGATTCAATTAATAAACCAACTAGACCATTATAATCTACAGTTTTAAATGTGTCAGATCCATCAAGTGTGTTTTGCTCTTTAATTAATGATGGTAATACCTTTTCTACATCTTGTGCTATAATACCACCACTAGCTTTTCCATTTGATTTATAATTGAACGTTACACCATTTAATTGTTTTACTTTGTCTAATGCACCATCAATAGTTTCTACATTATCTTTTAATTTTTCATCAGAAGATATTACTGTTGAATATGCTACTACATCACCCTCTACTTGTAGTGTACCACTATCTTGTAATCTCATATCTTCGCTACCATCAATAAAGAAGCTGATCTTGTCAGATAATACTGTTATATAATCATTTGTATCTAATCCTATTTGTGATACTAGACCTCTTGAATCTAATGAAGCACCATAACTTACTGTGTTACCCATACCACTATGTTGAGTACAATAAGTATATAATGTTGGTGTATCTTGCTCTGTTGTTATTTGAGTATATGCACCAGCATTACCAGGAGTTCCAACTGATGTAACATTTGTTGTATAAGCTGATCCTCCAGCGTGTGTTCCATTTGCTGTTGTACTAAATCTTAATGGGTGACCACTATTAGACGCAGCACTTTGGTCAAATCTATATGTTTGTCCTTTTGATAATGTTATTGCTTGGTTTGCACCATCATAATAATATACATTACCAGATCCAGGGTTTACAACTGTAATTGCTATGTTTGTATAAATAACATCAGTTGTATCGTTAATTTTTATATCAGCTAAATTTGTTAAGGCAATAGTATCGTTTGCAACTTTTGCACCTGTCACAGCGCCACTACCAATTGTAGCAGTACCACTACTAACACTAACGTCACCACTTACTGCTAACGTAGAACCATTACCAAATAGCGTATATACTTCATTGAAGTTTGAGTTTGTTGATTGCATTGCGGTTCTTAA